TAGACTCTAGATAACTTATCGTTAACCAACCAAATTTAATTAAACCACCTTCGGGTGGTTTTTTTATGCTCATTATTCAGCAAATCAATAACAGATTTAACGCTCACATGAATAGCTCGACGGAGCAAAAGCATGAAGCTGCCTACCTTCAGTGAATTGTTTTCATGTGAGCTTTTATTAAAAAGGTAAAAGGAGTAATTAATGAATAATTTAAAAAAATTAGAAGTCCCATTTTGCAATACAACAATCCAAGCCATTGAGCATAACGGACAGCTTTATGTTTCAATGCGCCCCATTTGTAAGAATATTGGTTTGCAGTGGGGATCTCAGTATAACCGTATCATGCGTGACGAAGTAATGAAAACCTGCGTCTTC